TGTAGGAAGGGTCAGGTTTTCTCTAGGCGCCATGTAGCTTTCAGTCATTTTTTCTGCACTAATTGGCAGTACACCAATGTGGTCTGAAAGGCTGGGGTGACTTAGCTCTGCATGGGCTGCAAGAAGCGAGTTGTGGGCGCTTTCAATCGCTTTATTATCTCCTAAACCCTTGCTTTGCGAGAAGGAGTAAAGTGAGCTGTTTGCGGCTTGAAGGTGCATTTTAGCGTTAGTGTGGTGCTTTGCTGCTTCTCCGCTAATAGTTACGGGACGTTCTTCAGAGATTCGGTCTCCGCCAGGGGTTAGAACTGTTTGTGTTTTCTGAGAAGAAGTAACCATGTGGTCAAGAAGAGTCTTGTAATGGTCTCCCAAAATAGACGCTTGCTGTTGATTTTGTGCACGCTTAAACTCAGATTCAGGCGTCTTGGAGGTTTTAACTAGACCCCGCATTTGGTCAAGTTGCTCCTTAAGAATTCCTGTAATTCTACCTTCTCGCTGCATTTGCTCGATGTTATTTGCAACTTGTAGAGCTCCACTAGTTCCAGGATTAACTGTAACTTTTGCTGTGCGTCCGTCTTTGAGGGTTCCTGTAAGGTCGTAGCTTCCCGCGGTTCCTTGTGCTTTAGGGCTGTGAAATCCGTGAATACTGGATGCAATAAGGTGATGTTCAAGAAACTTTGAGGCAGGAATAGATGTTGTTCCCTGTTGAATTTCTCCAGTGTCACGGTTTGTACCCAAGTTGTTAAGCGTGTCATTTGCTCTACCAAGGCTGGTTGCTGCTGCAACAAGGTGCTCGTGTCCTCCACGGGCACGGTTTGAAGTATAGGTATCAAAAGCGTCTAAGCTATCTTGCGCGTTCTTAAGATGGGTATTTGCAAACCCAATTCTTCCTGCGTTTCCTGTTGCCGTATTTGCGTGCGACTTTAAGATATTCAGGTGTTCGCGCATTGAAACGGCAAGCTCTGTTGGCCGCGGTCGCATAAAGTCTCTAGGAGCGTCGCCTTCTCTTGCAGGAGACATTGCTCCCTTTACGGCAGAAAGTTGAGCAATGCGCTTAGCAATCTCGTGCTTGTGCTTTTCGTCAGTAATAGCAGCATCAAACCCGCTACCGATGTGTTCGCGGTCGGAGTCACTTTGACTGCGCCTAGTTTCAAAATCGCGAATGGCGTCGGCGTGACGGTCATTTTCTGCTTTTTGAGAATCTGTAAGTCTTCGTTGTTCCCCAGTATATGGGTCAATTTCTTTGTGAGGGAGAGCAAACCCGCCAGTTCCATCGGGAATAAGGGTCACTCCCTTTACAAGTGGGCCTTTTCCTCCCGCGGCAGTTCCCTTAATAATATTAGGGTCTTCTTGAATGGACGGGCCTCGGTCACCTATCGATTCAACTGCGCCTGTCTTGAGTCCCGTAATTGTGTCTTCAAGATTTTTTCGACGTTCGGCTGCTGCTTTAAACTCGGGAGTTCCAGGAGTTTTTGCGGGGTCGGGTAGGGTTTCTTTTACAGGTCCTTTAAGCCCGTCAAATACTCTTGCACCATCGCCAAGAGTGGTTTCTTTAACTTCTTTTTTACCTGCGGTGCCTACGGCAGACACAACTGTCTGTGGCTTGCCAGCCTTGGGCTTTCTTTTTGAAAGCGGCTTAATGTTTAAGGCTCTTCTTGTGGGCTTGAAAGGGTCGTTTGTGGGGTTACGAGGAGGCTTAGAGCTTCTCGTAAGTTGTGTATCTATAGCTTCAAGATTTGCAGCACGTTCAGCCTCAACTGATGCTCTAGAGTCTTCATCGGCTTTTCTTTTTGCCTCGGCTTCGTCTGCCGACTTTTTTGCAAAAGCAGTTTCCGTCTTGGGTGTCCCCGTGTAACCACTTACACCTTTCCACGCGGGGTGGGACGTGTCAGACGGAAGGGGCATTCCTCCAGGAGAAGCCATTTTTCCACCAGCAACTTTAATGGGAGCGTTGTCATTCTGAGGGCCAAGAGACATAAGGTGCTGACGTACAGCGCGGTGCTCTGAACTAAAGTGCTCAGGTCTATCTGACACTCCGCCGCTAAGTGCGTCACCTAGGGTTTGTCCTGAGGATAGTACAGTCGAAAGTCTGGGGTCTGAACCAGCGCCTCCACGGGCTGCTCCAAACGCGTCGTTCTTACTGGCCATTAGTTAGCTCCTAATTCGTTACGGCTGCTACCGCTGTAGCTACCGACTCCTCCAGAATACCAGGAAACTCGAGGTTCTACATAGTTTCTATCAACGCTGACAACGTCATCAATTTCTGGTTGAGTACGGTCACCGTATCCAAATCTGGGGGGAAATAATCTGATTTGGGGAAGATTGGGGCGCACAAGCATTGCCAGTTCTACACCAGGTATGGTGGCTACGGCCAATGCTTGCTGCGTTAGTCGTTCTTCATTTGACGACCAGGGTCCGCTATAAGTCCATCTGGGATTACCAGAAGGAGCCACTATGCGCTGGTCTTGCCAGGGCTTAGTGTAGTCGTACTGTCCGTCAAATTGCGACATTATTTATACGGAGACCTTAAGTAACTAAGCTGGTTTGCACGCTGGACATTAATTGTTCCTGGTGCATCTGAGCGCATGTTTGATTTGCCGTCGTTTACAAGGTGCGGCGCGGGAACAAGGCGCGTGTCAATTCCATAACGGGGCATACGCCACACGTTTACTCCATTGATGTTTACTTGCTTTGCCTTCATCTGTCGCTTGATGCCAGAGTCTGCATTGAAATCAGGCGACCAAAAGTATGCCGAGGGCTCGATGCGCTCACCTTTGTGAACGCCGCGCTGGTATTCCTTCTGTCCTACACGGCTCTTAATGGAGTCAAGGAGACGGTCATCACGACGAGAACGAATAGTTCCCAGGTAACCATCAGGATACTCGGCTTGGGGAACACGTCCTGTACCAATACGAATTGCATCGAGGTCTCCACGAGCAACTGGGCCTCCAAAACCACCCTGGTTGTTGTACCCGTTTAAGCCACCGCCACCCAGAGATTGCCAGTTCTGCTGAGGAGACATGTTGTTGACTGGACCAGCCATTAGTTTTGACCAAATCCAAAAAGTTGCTTGCTCAATGAGCCTCCGCCAGGGGTGGTCATACCCCGTTCTCCTGCAAGGTCAGATGGGTTCATAAGAAACAATCTGTCTTGAGTTTTTTGAGCGCCTACCTGGCTAGCGTATACTCTGTGGTATGTGGGAGACTCATGCAATGACTGAATAACCCTCTTATTGGGGTTTTTTACTCCATAACGATTTTCCATTATTATCCTCTATAGGTGCTGGAACCAGCATTGTCGGCGGCCAGAGGTTGAGGAACAGTAGAGTCGTTGTAGTCTTTGGCGTACATCTTATCAAAGTTTCTATTAGAGACACTGCCGCTCATATTCTGCGCGTTTACAGGACGAGGAGAAGATACTCTAGGTTTATTTGCGCTAGGAATTCCTGCGTCACTTTGAAACCCACCAGGGGGTCCCTGTGGGTTCCATTGCATTTGGCTTAAATCGGCCATTATGCCCTTAGTAAGAAGCCTGCATACCGTTTTCGAAGTTCGGGTTTTCGCGGCCCTGGATGCTGGGAACGATACGGGCGTTAGCCATCGTCGGACCAGCCGAAGGGTCAAGCTGAACGAACGTCGACTTGGGCTGCACGCGGTAAGTTGCTCCAATGCGCTCAATGTTTACGCGGTTTGCCTTTGAACCAGGGTTGGTGGGGTCAGCTGCCTGAGTGCTTTTCTTAGGGATGAGTGTTCCTGCGTATTGTCCGCGGGTAAGCTCGTCCATCTGGTCCATACCGTACGATGGCATGGGGTCTGCATTGCCAATAGCAATGCGGTGACTTCCCGCAGCCGATGCGGCTTCGTGGTGCTCGTCTGATGTCATGTGGCTACGTGCCATGCTGGTACCTGCTGCTTCCAAAGAGTTTGAGGGGGTTCCGTTACGCCGACGCATACCGTGTCCCATGCTGTACTGAGTTGCCATGATTGACTCCTTCGCTTATATCTAGAATAAGCTATTTTTAGATTGCGGTAATGGCAAACACAATTGCAGAAATCTCGCCGTCGCGGCTCTCAATTGTGGTAAAGCCTGGCTTACACGTAAGGTCGAGGCCTCTAGGGGCGACGTATCCTCTTGCAATTGCCATAGCTTTAACTGCCTGGTTTACCGCTCCAGCGCCTACTGCACGAAGCTTTACAGCTTTGTTTTCGTAGATTGCATGAGCGATAGCGGATGCTACTGATTGTGGGTTTGAGCCTGCCGAAACACGGAGAAAAGGTTCTTCGGTAGATGGCAGAACGATGTCTTCTTCGTTCACTATTTGTGGTCCTTTGTTGTGAGGTTATGCCATCCCTAACAACAAGGATACCGCTATTGAGCTATGTAATCGCGGTATTTAATATCTTTTATTTGGGCTACAACGGCCTTTTCTACGCCGTCAATTGAGTGGCTTCCAGCTAACCTTGCCAGAGCATAGGCGTCTGCAGCGTTATCATCGTTGAACTCTACGCCCCAACGCTTGTAAATCTGTAGGAGCATCTCCTGTTTCTTGGAGGTTCCTTTACCAGTAGCGTACTTCTTTAGAGTCATGGGCGGAACAACTAGGGGGGTTCTTAAGGTAGGGTCTGCTGCTTCAGCGTAATTGTTAGTGCCATTAAAGTGGTCATAAAGGAATAGTTTTACGGCTGCAGCAAGTTCCGCAAGAACCAACGTAGACGGAGCGCCCATAAAGGGGGACTCCATTGCAATATCTACAATGGTATTGCCTCTGTCTTTTAACCACGTAAACTTTTCGTACATAAAATTCTGTATGTCATCGAGTCTCTGGATGCCAGAGTACGTAGACTTAAACACCCAGGTAATGTGCTCAGTGGGGTATTCGACGGAGACCGCTGAAAAAGCGAACCCTGTCAATGATTGGTCAATGCCTACGGAAACTTGATGTTCGTTTCGAAGGCCTCCATCGAATTCCTTAGTCATCAGTGTACATCCTCCATGACAGGAAGAGCTGTCATCTCTTTGAGTTCTCCAGCAGGAACAGAGAAGTTTCCTTTACCGTACGGTGCGCGGTACTCTTCCTGTACCATGTCTGCCCCTTTCATCCACCCAATTGCTCGGAATGGGGGTGTCGCGTATCCGTCTGCTGCTGAGCGGCGTTCTTTTAGTTCAGGTCCACCGACAATAAGAATGTAAATCTGGTTGGGGTCATCAACGCCTTCTTTAAACCGTAAAGAATACTTAGGGCCATCCTCGTATTCTTTGGTAAAAGAGTAGCGTACTTCGTATCCAGGAATATCAAGCACGTTCTTAAACGTGTTGGCATGGGGCTCAAAGTCATCCATACCAAGCATTCGGGCAGCAGCAATCTCAGATGCGGCACAAATCATGTGTTGCCAAGATTCCCAGATGTCACCTTCTGAGTAGTTACGGTTACGTTCTGGCTGTCCAAGCATTGGGAGCTGGCGTTCCCAGCCTACTCGTGCTGCCGTGGCCTCTTCCTGTGCGGTAAGGCGGTAGCTAGTCTTCATCTTTGCCGCCCGCGGCAAGATATGCAACTTTACCTTCAAGAAGAAGGTCTTGAATCATCTTCTGTTGCTCTCCAATCTTTGCTTGAATTTCGGCGTACTGTTCGTCAGTAAGTTCAGATTTGCTTTCCTCAATCATTTCAATTGCAATGTCAAGGTTTGCCCAGGCTTTTGCAGCGTTTACTTGAATTGTTTCCCAAGTCTTTTCGTTATTAGACATTTCCAGTTCCATCCCACTTATTGTCCAATACCATCATTGCAATAACGCAGTAGTTAGCAAGGTCGGCGTAAGAATCTTTAATGGACTCGTTAGTGGGGTCGTCTTGATTTTCGTAAGTCAGGTTGATTAGGCGCTGCATCTTGTCGTTCATACGTACAAGAAGCCCGTTGAGTGCCCCTCCAGGAGCGGAAGAGATGTTCTTGGGGCCGTAATCGCGTTGTTTGTCTACAAGTACCTTAAGAAGGTCTGAGTAGTACTGCCCCGCAACCATTTCAAATTCATCAATGGTGTTCCAGGGTGCTTTTGGAAGTCCTCGTCGACCACGGGGTATGGGCTGCCCTACCTCGTCTACCTTGGCAGAATAGTCAAGATACTTGTGTACCCAAGTATTGTCGTCTTTTTCCATAGGGGTGCGGTAAAACTCGTCTTCAGTAAATCCCATTAGAAGTATTCCTTTCGCATTGCTCGTGAGTCGTTAGAGCGTCGTGTAATTTCTCGTGATACAAGAGATAGGTCACGTTCGTGGTTAGTAAGAAGCATTTCTACTAACTTACGATAAGCGTACTTCTCTTCGTAGTCGTTGTCAAGCTCCACGACTGTATCATCAACAGCAATTTCTGCCTTGACTGTGGTTACCCGTTCACCGCGGGCAGTTGCTCCCATGCGACGAACCAGCATGGTGTTTTCTGTAAACTCTTTCTTCTTAAGAGCTGCACGTTCCTCTAACTGGGCCATAGTGAGCTGTGAGGCGATATAGTCTGTCCAAGCGGTGAGTTTAGTAAACAGTTCTCCAAGTTCCTCAGACGATACAGCAGTAATGTCTGGGGGTAGGTGGACCTGGTCTCCTTCAGGTTTTTGGAATGTAAGACCCCAACCTTCAAATTTGCGCACTGCAGACATTAGCTCTCCTCGTACGGGTCGCACTGCTTGCAGGCACCACCAGGGTTATTGTTACATTCAGGTGCAACACCTGCGTCTACGGATTCGACTACCTTTTCGCACATATCAAAGATATGACGAACAAGCTCAAAGTCTGCCTTAATGGAAAACTCTTTGTAGGACTGGTCGGCCTTAAGTTCGTAAAGGAAAACAATCTCGTTTACAGGATGACCCATGCGCTTCATAAGCTCCAAGTACATTTGCCCTTGCATAATGTGCGTCGAGAAAGGTCGTCGTACGTTGCTCCACGCTTTCATGAAATCTCCATCGGCATCCATAAACAGGCCAGGAGATTCTGAACGAATTGTGCCTGGACCCACTGACTTGATTTCAATCAGAGTATCGTCACCAATACCTTTAATCCATCCGTCGGTGTGTCCCTTGATACGCAGGGCGTCATCGTGAAGGGTGACCTCGTCATAGGTCAACTTAGTCCAAGGCGCCCCACAGCTCTCACAGGCCTCGGGAGAGGTGCCCCAGGTGCTGTGCTCACAAACTGAACAGTAAAACTTGCCGTGAAGAACGCCCATCTCTTGGAACCAGCGTTGCCACTTGGCGTGGATTGCGTGTCCCTCGTCAAATATAGACTGTAGGCGAAGAGCAGGCTTCTCGGCAATCTTGGTGTGGCCACTCAACAGGAAGTACGAACCTCGTCGGCAGAAATCTTTCTTGATAATCTCCGAGGGGTGAAGCACAGTAGTTGAGCGGTCTCCTACGGGACGCTTCTGGAGGTGTCGTTCAATATCCCCAAGAAGACGACTAGGCTTTGCTTTTGCATCAAGGAACTTTTTCAAGTCCGATTTCATTACTACCATTTAGTTCTCCTTGTTTAGTTGGAATATGTATTCCTTTAGTGTCATCTTACTTTTGAAGTTTCGACTCCACTTACGTACTACGGCGTTTCGTTCACGGTGGCTTAAGCCTCCCCAGATTCCATGTTGCTCGTCGTCCTCGATTGCGGTCCACAAGCATTGGGTTCTAACTGGGCAAGGACTTGAACCTTTGACTCCTGAGCACATGGCTTTCGCCTCTGTTGCTATTTTTTTATAAAGGTCTTTGTCACGGGGGGGAAAGAATATGTCAGGGTTTTCAATCCCAGAGCACCGAGCTTGGTCGGTCCAGTGCTCGTAGTCAGTTCGCAGCATGTAATTTGTCCCAAAGTTCGAGGAAATCTGTCTCGAGAAGGACTACATAATCTTCCCCGTCTAGGTGAATCCCAAACACTGGGAGTCTTCCGTCCATTATTGCTTCGTTGGTAATTTTCTTAAGCTCTGTTGAGCTAATAGTTTTGGTTTTCTTTCCAGTCCACTTGTGTTCTATAAGAAGCGTGGGGCTTCGTACATCGCCTTTGCGAGACCAGAAGGCCCCAGAAGCGGCTGTGGTTTGCCCTCCTACAGCTTTTGCGAGACGTTTCTCGTGTTTCTGGGACTGCTTCTGACCTTCGCTTTTCACGTATTACTCCGTTACAATAGGAATCTGGGGTGAGTCTTCGAGAACCTTATCTCGTAGCTCTTCAAATAAGTCTACCTCTTCACGGATAGAGTTCACAAGGGCCTCTAGGCCCTGCCACTTACGCTCACCGTAGTAGACCCAACCACCTCGTCGGTCAACAATTTGTTTAACAATAGACATGGCGGCAACTTCCTTAGCCGTGTCGTAGTCTCCTGCCTCGTAGATTGAATGGTCTTTAAAGTAGAAATCCACGTACGCAATCTGTTGTGGCGGGGCAGTCTTGTTCTTGGTGACACGAATTTTGATACGCTGTCCTACACGAACTTTGTTATCTCCAGAACCAGTTTCAATCCATTCGTCACGACGAACTTCTGAGCGGGTAAAGTACGCGTAGTCTTTTCCTACTCCACCAGGAGTAGTGCGGGGGTCTCCATGCATGACCCCAATCTTCATGCGCCACTGGTTAATGATGAGCCCCATGATGGGGCGCTCTTCTTCGGTAAGTGAGCGTTTCATAGCAGCGCCAGCTTTACGGAAAAACTTGTTAGTCAAGAGAGCTCCACGACCAACGGTCATTTCGTCCATGTTTTTTTCATTTTCAGGCCCAGGAACAAGAGCGGGCAATGAGTCAATAACAATAGCGTCTACCGCTTTTGATTCTGCAAAAGCAATGGCGGCGTCGTACGCCTCTTCCATTATGTTAGTTTCAACTACGATTACACGGCTGGCATCGACACCACACATTGCTGCGTAGTCGGGAACCCACTGCTCTGCCGCAATCCATACGGTAGTAAAGTCTGGATTTAGCGCCTGGTTTGCTGCGATGACTTTGAGCGCGATAGCCGTTTTGCCGTGGCTAGGTTCTCCGATGAGTTCATTCCACTGATTAGCAGGAAAACCCCCACCAAGAACGTAATCAAAAGTAGTAGAGCCAGTAGTAACACGAGGAATAAGGTCGTTACGAATATCTCCGCCAATAACAACAGTATCGCCTCCAAAGCGTTTGTTAATTTGGGCCATAACTTTTAATGCATCTGGGTTTATCAATTTAGTAGTCCTTGTTTTAGTTGGGTAGGTTAATTTATAGTTCCGATAATTCCTTGGGGATTCCAATTACTTTTTGTGTCATTGCCGCGAGCGGATTGGGCTGCTCCTTCAACTCGAGCGGTAGATAAATTACCGTATCGGGAGCCCGACTGCTCGATGGGGTACCCGCAATCAAAACAACGGGGCGCTGTTCCTGCTACAGACATATAGTTTCCTGAACCGCATTCAGGACAGGATAAGACTTGAGATGCGCTTTGCGCACGCCCAGCAGACGGTTGCTGCTGAAACGTGGGCATCGGCGTCATAGGTTGTTGAGACGGCGGCATAGGAATATTAGGAACGGGTCGCCCCTGCTGTACTGGTTGTGTATTGCCCAGTTTTTGGGCCCACCAATCCGCGTTACTCATTTTACTCCTATAGTATTACTGGCAGCTTTCGCACTGCAATGCTTCCATCGGGTCGATGGGGCAGGCGTAACCGTCTACAGCGTCGGTTGTTGTGTATTCATTCATTAGTTTACTTGTGCTTTCTTGGAATATCAATGAGCCCCATGTCAATAAGTTGTGACACAGACCCCACGAGTGTTGATATGGCGACTTGTTCCATCATCCTACGGCTTTCCATCCAAATCTCATCTGGAAAATCTTTAAATTCTTCAGGTAGAGTGCTCTTCTGGTATTCCACTGCTCCTTCTGCCAAAAGGTGAACGTGAGCGTATAGTAGTGGAACTAAATATGAAATTTTTTCGATGCGTTTGTCGCTCTCCTCTTCTTCACGCTCTTGAACTTCACTGCTAATATTGGAACATCCCAAAATTACGCTTAGTTCATGAGCATTCTGAATTTGTGAATCCAAGATAAACCCGCGAATGCGGTTGTTGATGTCGCGTAAAGTAAGGGTCTTCTTTTTCTTTTTAAAAAACATTACTTTGCTTCACCCCACTTGTCTACAATTTTAACGTCTGCAATTAGCGGAACAGTAATATTAGACAACTGTATACCCTCCATAGATTCACGAATTGCCTCGGCAACTTCAGTAGCTTTATTCTCTGGCGAAATTGTCACAAGTTCATCATGTACTGTGAGAATTAAGTTTATATCTGGCTCATTTACAAAACACGAGTGTGCACGAACTAAAGCCAGTTTCATGAGGTCAGCAGCTGACCCCTGAATCATTGTGTTAAACGCCTGACGTTCGGCCCTACCCAGCAATCCAAACTCTGAGGATTTAAGGTCGGGAATGTAGCGGCGGCGTCCAAACATTGTTTCAACAAACGGGATGGGCCCCGCCTGCTTTGCCATACGAATTACCTTAGCTTTGTACTGCGCAATGGAAGCAAACTTTGCTTCAAAGCGGTTAAGGAGGTCTTTAGCTTCCTTTACAGTACACCCAACAGACGCTGCAATCTTGTCGGGACCTACCCCGTATGAGATTGCGAGGACCAAGACTTTTCCAGCCTGACGGTCGACGCCCATCGTATCACCAATTGTAGTATAGATATCTCCTCCAGTCATGTAGTTCTCCAGCATAACTGGGTCTTTTGAGAAAGATGCAATAATTCTTGGCTCTATCTGAGAGTAGTCTGCAACAACCAGCTT